ATATATATATTTAAATCTTTGGAACATTGGAACAAACAGAACAGCATACTAAATTCGATTGGAACACCTTTGGAACACTTTGGAACACATTGGAACAAATAGATACAGCATACTAATTTCGATTGGAATACCTTTGGAACACATTGGAACAAACTTAACAGCCTATGATAAAACATTGGAACACCTTTAAAATTCTATTATTTTCAAAATTTTTGAATTTTTTAGATTATTTTCATATTCTTTTTATGCTGTTCATTTTTTATGGTTTCTTTAAAAATGAACAGCAATAAACAATCATCAAATCCCTTTATAATCCCCTTTGAAAAAAATTTGCTAGTATAAAATTACTAATTTTGCTAGTAAAAATTTACTAGAGTTATTTCTAGCATATGACCGGCATTCTGCCCGCGCAATACGATTGCGCTCCTTGACCAAAGACTTCGTCCTTGGAACCGCTCCATTCGTCGCAGTGATTAATAAAAAGTGCTGGGCACTTTTTATTAACACTTGGCTCGGCTTGATAAACTATTGGTTGTTTTTAGTTTTTTAGAATATATTATCTGTTCTCTTTTTTGGTCGCATTGATTTTAATCTATGTATCTTATTCATTTTTTTTGATTCTTCATCTTCTTCTGTTATTACGGGGCTGTTATAGTTATTAGTATTTATTCTTTTTGTTTCATCGTAAAAATTTCTATCATCATAATTTTCTTCGATAATTATTTGACTTGGCTCTTGGTGGATTTCTGGTTGCGCTGGTAATTTCAGGTGTTCCAAAACCGTTGTTTTTTCGTTACCAAAACGTTCCAAAACCGTTGTTTTACTGCCCCCTTTTTGTTCTCGATATTTAATTCTATCAGTTCCTACACTCGGTCTTTCTAATGTTTTACATATTTTATAATACGTTGATGGTGTTATTTTTTCTTTTTTACAACATTCTTTTAGAGAAGCGTAATCTCCACTGTAATAGTTTCTCTTTATTTTACCATAAAGTTTTTTATATCTTATCAGTTTCGCTTTTTCTAACATTATTATTACTATAACATTATGTTATAGTAATAATAACTTTATTAATCGTCTAAGTATTTTACTCGTTCTCTTACTCTTCTCAATGAGCCATTATATTTAAGTTCTCCTATAGACATGAAACCTGGTTTAGATTTTATGAAACCTGGTTTAGATTTTTCGGGTTTATTTAATACAATTCTTCTTATATTTTAGAAATATAGCCTATATATTTCTGAAATGTCTAAATCGCTTAAAAAAAGTGCGGATATAAAAAGTTCGAATGTAAGCGCAAGTAAAAGTTCTAATAAATTAGATAGTCGAGGAGCTGTTAGTACTTATGATTTTACTTCTTTTGATATTGATTTAGTGAAAACTAAAGAGCTTTTGAATAAATATTGTAAAAAATGGGTATTTCAATTAGAGCAAAGCCCCAAGACAAAAAAACAACATTACCAAGGAAGGTTAAGCCTTAAAGTAAAACTAAGATTATCTGGTGCGGTAAGTAAATTCCCTAAATGGCATTTATCTATTACTTCTAAGGAAAATACCAAGAATGATTTCTATGTAACCAAAGAAGATTCAAGAGTTGAGGGTCCTTGGAAAGATGATGATGAAGAGATATATATACCGCGTCAAGTTAGAGAGATGTCTCCTTTATTTAAATGGGAACAAAAAATTATTTACGATAGCCATAATTTTGATACCAGGACTATAAATATTATTTATAATCCAGAAGGACATATTGGAAAATCTACATTTTGTACATATTGTGGTGTGCATCGGATTGGGAGAAAAATTCCCTATTGTAATGATTTTCGGGATATTATGCGTATAGTTATGGATACACCAACTAGTAATTTATATCTTTTTGATATGCCACGAGCTATTAAAAAGGATCAACTTTATCAGTTTTTCTCTGGTGTTGAAGAAATTAAAAATGGTTACGCGTTCGACGATCGTTATAAATTTCGAGAAAAATATTTCGATTGTCCCAGTATATGGATATTTACTAATAAACTCCCTGATCTAAATTTATTGTCTTTAGATAGATGGAAAATATGGGAAGTGATCGATTTTGATCTCGTTCCATACTCGAGTGAAACTGATAATATTGATTTTTTACCAGATAGTGTCAATGAAGACTATGGAATTACCAAAAAGAAAAATATGAAAAATAAATAATTTTATTCTTTACTGTGTCATATGAATAAACCATCGTAAAAACCCGTAAAGGAGATTTTTGGGCGCTCCACTACGTTAGGCTGTAATACTGAGCGCTTGCGCGCTCCCAAAAATCCTTTTTATTATTGGATTTTTAATATATATATATATATTTAAATCTTTGG